TAGTCCCGTTTGTCCCTGAACTACCGCTAGTTCCATTGGTTCCGCTAGTTCCATTTGTCCCTGAACTACCACTAGTTCCATTTGTCCCTGATGTTCCATCAGCACCACTTGTTCTATAATGTGCGTTTCCACTTGTATCAACAACTAAAAATCTTGTTAATCCTGAATTAATTGTTAAGCCTGTTATTGTTAAATCTGTTGTTGTTGTTCTACCTGAACCATTAACAAACATTCTATTAACACCTGTACCATCTTGAACTTCAAATACATCGTCAGCATTAGAACCACTACCTTGTTTAAATGAAACCGCACCTAAAGTTGGATTAGTTGTGATTTCAGGTTGAACTGAGTTATCATAAGCCTGTTGTAATGTTGTTGTTGATAGACCTCCTGTTCCACCTAAAACTTCACCAAACTTAGAAACTAAATCGAATACCGCTTGAGCCGAGTTATTTAATAAAGTTGCATTTTTATTGAGTGATATTATACCAATAAGAATGGCATTTTCTCTATTTAATGAATACTCAACAAATTGTTCTGTTTGAGAACCAGCAACCGCAGCTGCTAATGAACTATATACTATTTGACCAAGTTGTATTCTTACAAGACCTGTTGGAAATAAAAACACTCTTTGATTTGTTGATGAATTAGAACCCCCACCAACTGCAGTAACAACTCCTGCATTATCATAATATCCTGGTTGAATTGTTGTCGTATTTCCTGATGGAATTAGTCCACTTGTAATTGGACCTAATCGTGTTCTATATTGAAATGTTGTTGGAGATGTTCCTGAAATAGATACACTATCAGGATTTAATTGATTTGTTGTCCATCCAATACCATTACCCCACAATATACCAGCAGATGTATTAATATTTAAGTTAGCACCATTTGGAGATACAATAACACCTTGATTGATTAATTTTAGTGGTGTCCATAAATCACGAAGTGCTGACATTGGTGATACATCAAAATCAACCGTTTGATTTATTGAAGTAATTGAAGTTCTTGTTGGGTGAACCACCTTACCTAAAAATATATTTTCTCTTCGTTCTTGAGGTGTTGGAAATGTCACCTGTTGAACTAATGTGGATGCACTATTAACTAATATGAATGTGGCATCTGCGGTCGCAAGATTTGTGAGAGGAATATTTGTTCCTCCTGTATAATATAAATTAATAACATCAGGTTTTGTTGCAAATGAATATGTGTTTTGAACTATCCAACCTCTCATTGGTGCCACGTTAATTGTATTTCCAGTTCCTTGAGTTATTCCTGTAAATTCATATGTTCCTGTTGAAATAACATTTCCCTCTAAAATATTTCTTTCAATGTCAGTTAATGTAAGATTTGTATCTTCATTATTTATATTAACATATATTTTGCCCGTTGTTGTTCCTGTTTCAAGAACATAACCAATTTCATTTGTTCTTGCTGAAAATGGAAATGATGTAGTTGAGTTTGTATAATCACCTGGTGATGTTGGAGATTGATATAAAGTATCCCCATTATTAAAAGTGTTTAATGTTAATCCACTTAATATACCATTATTTAAAACTAAACCTTGACCATTATTTAAAATGTTTTCTGCAGCCAGACCAACTGGTCTTGGAGACCCGGCAATATGGGCATTAACCGCTAATGCAATACTTGGCAAACCATTAGTTGTTCCTGTAATCATCACAAGTTTACCTTTGTCGATTTGAACTCCAGTATTGTTATAAGCCCTTGTGTATAATTGTTGTCCCATAGCAATTGGAACATTATTTCCTAAAACATCGTAATAAGATAAAGCATTTGTTGCGTTATCAAAGAAAAGCCTCCCACCAACCGAAGACGGATTTGTTGACCCTGTATAAAAATCGATTAGGGTTACTCCCGAAATATTTCCAATGTTTAATGATAAAGTATTTGAACTAAACGTTAAACCTGATTGAGCAATTGCTCCATTTGGAGTGCCGTCAGAAGTTAATATTCTTGTAAGTGATGGATTTGTAACCGCAGAAAATCCAGTACCGCTAGTTCCATTTGTTCCTGATGTGCCGTTAGTTCCATTTGTCCCTGACGTTCCGTTAGTTCCAGATGTTCCGTTAGTTCCTGAACTACCGCTAGTTCCATTAGTACCTGAACTACCGCTTGTTCCATTGGTTCCGCTAGACCCTGAAGTCCCATTTGTCCCTGAACTACCGCTAGTTCCGTTTGTGCCAGATGTTCCATTGGTTCCTGATGTGCCGTTAGTTCCACTACTACCGCTTGTTCCATTAGTACCTGAAGTTCCATTGGTTCCGCTTGTTCCTGAACTCCCACTAGTACCGTTTGTACCGCTAGTTCCATTAGTACCACTTGAACCCGATGTTCCATTCGTACCTGAAGTTCCATTGGTTCCGCTAGTACCATTTGTTCCTGAAGAGCCGTTAGTTCCGTTGGTTCCTGAAGAACCGCTTGTACCATTTGTGCCAGATGAACCCGAGGTTCCATTAGTACCTGAAGAGCCACTAGTACCATTAGTACCGTTTGTACCTGAAGTTCCGTTAGTTCCTGAAGAACCACTAGTACCGTTTGTACCGCTAGTTCCATTAGTACCTGAAGTTCCATTAGTTCCGCTTGTTCCTGAACTACCACTAGTGCCGTTAGTGCCTGATGTTCCATCGGTTCCACTTGTGCCATTTGTTCCCGAACTTCCACTTGTGCCGTTAGTTCCTGAAGTTCCGTTTGTACCGCTAGACCCCGACGTTCCGTTGGTTCCACTTGTACCGTTCGTACCTGAAGTTCCGTTAGTACCACTTGAACCTGAACTACCATCAGTCCCATTAGTACCAGATGTTCCATTCGTACCTGAAGAGCCACTTGAACCCGATGTTCCGTTAGTTCCTGAAGTTCCGTTTGTACCACTACTACCTGACGTTCCGTTAGTTCCGCTTGAACCTGATGTTCCATTAGTACCTGAAGAACCGCTAGTTCCATTAGTACCACTTGAACCCGATGTTCCGTTGGTTCCACTCGTACCGTTTGTACCTGAAGTTCCATTGGTTCCGCTAGTACCATTTTGACCTGAAGTTCCGTTGGTTCCGCTTGAACCTGATGTTCCATTAGTCCCTGAAGACCCCGAACTACCACTAGTTCCTGATGTTCCTGAACTACCACTAGTACCTGATGTTCCATTTGTTCCACTAGTACCATTAGTTCCTGATGTTCCATTTGTTCCCGAAGTTCCATTTGTGCCACTTGAACCTGATGAACCGCTTGTACCTGATGTTCCACTTGTTCCTGATGAACCGCTTGTACCTGATGTTCCATTAGTTCCGTTGGTTCCGCTCGTACCGTTATTACCTGAAGTTCCGTTTGTTCCACTAGTTCCATTAGTCCCACTTGTACCGTTTGTACCTGAAGTTCCATTTGTACCGCTAGTTCCTGAAGAACCTGAAGTACCTGATGACCCATTAGTACCATTTGTACCGGAGGTTCCAGCTATTGATGACGTTATAGCACTAAATGGTACGGCTTCAGTTCTACCTGATGTTATTGGGTTGTAATTAACAATTACCAATAATGAATTAGGGTAACCTGTTGTTGCTGCGGGTAAGGACGATATCGGTAAATCTGGCATAGTCTTTTATAGATAAATATTATTTAAGTTATTTTGATTCTAAAACCGTCTTCCTGTAATATATAAAAATAATTTTCTTGTAATAAATAACTTCCGCAATCCACTTCCATTTCCATGATACACCCATTAGCATCAATGATTTTTATATAAATAACATTTTCATTTGGAAAAAAAGATTCTGAATTAATGACTACATTTGGTGGTATTGTTGTGACTCCTGAAACATAAAAACAATAGGTATTTGATGGGTCACAAATGAAAACATCATAAGGACTCAATCCACTAGTTACTCCTGTTATTTGTATATTCATATATTAACAATTTATTTCATGAAAAGTCTCACAACCATTATCATCAATCGCTTTTATTATTAAGGTGTTTGCCGCAGAATAAAAGGCCGATAAAACATAAACAGTAAGTGTTGTGCCAAGTAATGAACAATTATTTCCGTTTTCATCACAAACGTAATAACTAACGGGCGTTGTCCCTCCTGTCAATCCTGTTATGTCAACTGAGTAAGGCATCTATGTATAACAAGTTACATCGTAGTCTATTGTTAATTCTAAAGTAAAATTAGCATCTGCCAGCGGGTCAGTGTCTCCCTCACAATTTGATTCAATGTGAATTGTATTATCCGTCAAACTTATAGTATAACTACTAATATCGGTTATACCACTTAATATCCCTTCTATTGTTGATTGCCAAATTGTGTCTTGTGGAACATCATTCAATGTTGTTGCGGTATAGAATGTTTGAGTAAATGCACTTCCGTTAATATTCATTTCAAGTATAAATTCTGCGGTATTTAAACTACATCCCGTATAACCACTTGTAACATCAATATACCCCTCATTTAACATTTCTAAAAATCCACGTTTAGCTCCAACTGTTGTTGCAAATTCATTTTGACACAATTCAACAACAGAGTATGTTGTTACATTATTTCCTGAACATGTGATTGTAAAATTGTGAATTTGTGAACATCCACTACTATCTGTAACTTCAACAGAATATGTACCAGCGGTTAAACCTGTAATAGTTGACCCCGTTTGTCCTGACGGAATATTGTTTGACCAATCATAACTAAATGTTGGTTCTCCGTCGTATATTAATACTTGCGCGGTTCCATTTTGACCTCCGTAACATTGTGTTGTTGATATCGCACTAATTAAACTACCTCCCGTTGATATTGTTATTCTCTCATCAATTTGACAACCATCAGCATCGACGACTGTGAGAGTGTAACTACCAGCTACCAAATTATTAAAAGTGTATGAAGACAATGACGTATCTAAAACTGATTGTCCATCACTTAATATATAATCTAAAGGTGATGTATAACCAGTCCCAACTTGAACTTGTAAAACACCATCATTTTGTGAACATGTTGAACCAGTTGTTGTTGCACTTATTTCAAACTTATCAGTAGAAGCCAACGTAACAGTTGTCGTGTATTCACAGTTTGTTCCTGTTGCAGATATGATTAAGTCATACGTATCATTTGTTAATCCTGAAAACGTACTAGTTAAACTTTGTGTTGTGTTTGTATATACTAAACCGTTTGTTTGACCCGATAATATATAGCTATAAAAATTATTTGAACCTTGTAGTGAAACCGTTAATGAACCAAGTTGTTGACTACAATTAGAGTTTGTTACTATTGTATCAACTATAAAAAATGAATTTTCAGCGTTAATAAATGCACTTATTATTTGTTTACAAAAGTTCGCATCTGTAATTTCTAAATTATAATTTCCACTTGATAAACCTGATAAGGTTAATGTATTACTTAATGTATACCCCACTTGTGATGTGCTAGCAGAATAATAATAAGGGACACTTCCTCCCGTAATTGTAAATGTAATACTACCATCCGATGAAAAACAAGAAGGATTTACAGAAGTGACAATACCAACTCCAAGTGGGTCTGCTTCACCTATAGTATCACTTTTAGTCACCACACAACCATCCCCATCAGTTACAGTACAACTATAGGTTCCAATTGTTAAACCTGTTATTGTTTGTCCCGTCTCACCGTTATTCCAAAGATATGTGTAAGGTGGTGTTCCAGTAAGACCTGTGATTGAAAGTTTACCTTCATTAATCACACAAGTAGACGTATTTACTTTCCAAAAACCAAAATCAAAATTTGAAGAGGATGAAACAATTGCGTTAGATGTTGTTGCGGTTGACAACCCATAATCCACAACTTGAACAAAATAAGTGTCCGCAGATAGATTTGTGAATGTATAAGGGAACAAGGTTGTTACTTGTGATTCAATAGTACCTCCTGATGTGGATAATATTAATGTGTAAGGTGACATCTGAGAGTTGGCACTTACAGTTAGTGTTCCATTATTTTCTCCACATGTGGTCGGTGTTACATCAATAATATCAGTATAAAAACAACCTGTTATTATAACATTTATATATAATTCGTTATTTTCAAACCCTTCAGAATCATTCAATCTAAACACATACGTGTCGGCGGTTAATCCTGAAAAGGTTATTGGGCTTGACGAAGTTTGAGCGCTTATTCCGCCAGGTTGTATATTATCTATTGTGTATGGTGGTATTCCTCCATATGGTGAAAATGTTACAGAACCTGTTGGGGATGAGCATGTACCTGTAACTGTAAATGTTAGCCCTAATGGTTGGTCGTCACAAGTTGGTGTACAAGCGGACATTGTGTTATAAACACCAAATGTTGATGCCGAGTATGCGTTATCAAAACAAATAGTTTCCCCTAAAGAAACTCCAACTACAAAGTTACCACAACAATCATAGTACCTATATACTCCATCCGTTAAACCTGAAAAACAAGCCATTAATTACAATTTATACTAGCGTTTATACCTATATTTAAGTACAGTTTTTTATTTGTGAAGTCATCATAACAAGTTGAATTACTTATTACTAAAGTTTTACCTGCAAAATAATAGTTTAATCCATGATTATATAATTCTTGTAATTTGTCATCAATTGATGCCGTTATTTGAGCAACCGTTGGAACATCATAAAAACCATATCCTGTGTAGAATTGTTCTTGTACTAAAATCGTACTGTCTAATCTACAATCCACAAACCACTCCGATACTATACTTGTTAAATCACAATTGGCTTGAGTGTACCCACTCTGTTTTACAACCGCACTTAAAACTTGTGTTAGATAAGTTTGTGGACTGTCGAAGTTTAATTCACATCTTAAAGTTTGGTCTATACAATCATATCCAAATAACTGACCGTCAAATGTACAAGGTACACATTCAACTTGTATAAATTGACATCCTCTTTGTCTTCTCCATACGAATTTTTGTCTATGGAAAATTGAGTTTTCCATTTTTTGACCCGTGAGCCAAAGTGTTGTTGCAGGAACCAACTGTTCCAATAATCTTTGCCAATAATCACCAATACCTAATGTATAGTCTATCATTTTTTGATAGGTAAATTGATTGGAAGGTATACCTACTGTTTGTTGTGATTGAAGGTATTTCCAATATATTGATTGAAGTGTAGGGTAACCACCTGTCTTACCGTCGAAAATTGTTTGTCTATTTCTAACATTAATCATGTTGGTAAAGAACGATTGAGCAAATTCAAAAAATGTTTTTTGTTTTGGTTGTGGGTTTACAAAAGTCCAATCTATCGCTCCTGGATATGGATAAGGTGACGTTAAACCGGTATTTGGAATTGGGTAATCGTATTTAACACACATATCCCACACATCATAAACTAACCCTTGACCCATATTAATATTTAATTCAATATTTTTTGAGTTTATAAGTTGTTTGTCGTTTGTAATGGTGTAATCAACCCCATTAAAGTTTGAATTATTTTTTCTGTTTCCTATGTCGTCAACGGACCAAGACTTTTGGTTGTCGTAAATTTTTGTTATTGTATACCCTTCATTCAAAAATGGAAACTTAGTAAACCTTTCTAAGTATTCTTGACCATATGAAAACGGTTGTAGTTGTGTTACGACACTTGGTACGTTTTGGTCAAGTTGTGAATTTTCTAAATCGACAACTTGTGGTGACCTGTGTTTTGGGCTAGATTCAAACCAACCTGAACCTTTTTGGAAAAAGTAATCATCTGTCTGTGTTGGTGACTTAGGGTAACCATCGTCAGAAATACCATAATCATTTCTTGACGTTGTTACAGTTTGCACTTCTCCGTTTGTTGTAAATCCTGTATAAGTTACTCCTTGAATAGAAAATGTATTTGTTGGGTCTAATGCAGGTTTTTCAACATAAACCGTACCTCCACTTATTTTAGCATAATTTTCTTTAAATTGGTCCACATTAATTTTTGAATCGACCAAATACACAACTTCATTAAATTCTGTAATTGCTTCAGGTGCACCAATCAATCTCATTATGTATTCCAAAGATGTTCTTGTTCCTTTGGATTTAAACATATATGCTGAGTTTAGAATTACATTTCTAAAATATTGATAGTTTAATTCTGATGGTGTTTTTTCTTCTGCTTGACCTGAATAAATTTGGTCGGTTGTTGTACTAAACACCGCATCTAATAATTGGTCGTTATTAATTGGCGATATATTTGTATTTACCCCCAAGGTTTGTGCTAAATTAGTTAGTAACTGTGATGGTATATCATTTCCCACAACATAGTTCACTGAGTTCATATTCGCCAAGGCATCAATAAACTTTTTAACCTCATCAAAACTTCTACCATATATTTGTAGAATTTTTTCCATCTTTTGGTCTTGAGTATCAAAGTCCTTGAATGCTCCTGTTGTTAGAAATCTTGAAATCAAATTGGTTTTGTAATCGTCAAGATTAAGTGCGATTTCACTTAAAGTTGTTAAATACGTGTCAAAGTTAGATGTCACAATATCTAAATTCCATAAACCGTCCAATACCCATGTTACACTTTGTACTTTTAATGTAAAAATACCATCTGAATCGTAGTATGGGTACTCAAAAATCGCAGTATACTTTGGTTGGCTATTTCTATTTAATATAAAATCCTCAACCTCATCAAAATCATCTTGGAATATTTCAGCAGTTTTTTGTGTATTTGGTTTTACTATAAATGTTTCTGTTGAAATTGTTTGTCCTGAAAAAGGGTCACCTTCAACTGTGAATGTAATTGTTCCTGCTGTTAATGTTGCTGAAGGTATAAAATCAACTACGGGGTATTCTGTTGTAAGAGCAGAAAAATATAAACTAAAATTTTCGTAGTTATTTGTTAAATCACGGTATTTTGAAACTTTTATAGGTCTAACTTGAATGTTTCGTGCCGCATTTACAGAGAAGTCAATGTCAAAAGGATTAACTATCCATGGAACATCAACATCAAACGTTGTTAAATTTTCAATAGGGTCAAAAGCAATATTTGTAGCAGTGTATCCTGTTGTAAATGACAGAGTCGTTCCTCTTACTTCTAAAGCCGCTGGAAAATAACTTATTATTTTTGTTACGGACGCTGATAATCTTTTTTGAAGTGAACCATACAACGTAAAACTCGTTACTTGTGATATATCAAAATTTGGATATACTGAAAAGTTTTTTTGTATGATTTTTTTTGTTTGTTCAACATCTTCAATATTTAAATTTTCTAAATTATAAAGTTGTGAGAAAACACCTAAATCAAAATTACGATTTACCTTTTCATAAATGGCGGTTGTAAACTGAAAGTTTCCTTGTGTTAATCCACCTCCTGTCACCAACTGTAATCCAACTATGTTATCAAACGCAGTTAAAGTTCCTACAGGTGGAGCAGGTGGATATCTAAATATTTGTTTTGCCATTATTCGATAATATTGGTAAAGTTTTTACTGTAATCAATGTTATTATTCCTATCTTGTCTAACTTCAAATAGAAGTTCACTAAAGTTGTTTCTAATTTCAAACAAGTTGTATTGTTTGTAAATGTTTCCTGCCGTATCATAAAGAGTGTAAATACCGTCTTCAATACTTTTGGTTTGATTACCATAAAGAGCAATCGCTAAGGTGTCAATGTCGTATTCCGCCATTTGAACATCGATAGTGATAGGATTAAAGAAAGTATTTGTTATTATAATATTTTGGTTTGGTTGACCTATAAAAGGAATTGCACTTGGTTTATTAGATGGAGATGAAGAAGGTGAAAGTGTACAGAAAATTAAATCTGTTGGGTTGTCTACATATCTATATCTAATAGACTTTTGTGTTGTGTTAACCTGTTCTGTAATTACAGGTTCACAATAAAATGATGACGTAACAAGTCTATAAAAGTTTGGTATTTTTGTTCCGTTATTATTTAAGTATTCAACTCTAAAACCAACAAGTCCTTGATTAACAAATTTATTTCTATACTGTGAAGGAACATTATTAATATCAATAATAATACCTTTTACGTTTGGTAGTGCCGATAAAACTCCACAGTCATTTATTGTTGTTCTAATTTCAGCAGGTCTAATCATTAAAGTATAAATCCCCAACTTACTAAATTCTGTTGCGGGTAATCTTAAATTATATAAACCACCTAAAATTTCCACATTATTATTACCACCAGTATCTGAATTATGAAAATATGGTGTTAATATATTTGCGGCATTTAATTTTTTTAATGTGAAATTATTTGTAACATCCCTTGAAGGTGTATAGTGTAAGATAATTTCAACATCATCAGGTGATACATCAGCGGGTCTTGTTATTCCATATGTGCCAAGTGCCATTTTTTTATTTTATAAATAGTTTATGTCTTTTTTTATGTTGTATTAATTTTATAATATCCGTAACCATATCTCACCATATCACCAATATTATCAACTTCACCTAATCTTTGTAATGGTTCAAACGCACTATATTTACCTCTTTCAATATAAACATCGCTTTGAACTTCAGGGTCCATAACAAAATCTAACAAATATTCATTTTTTGTAATCGCTGAAAACAATAAATCATTTTGGGTAAATCCTGAACTTTGTAATAAGTACAAAGTTTGTCCGTTTGGAAAGTCGTAATAAGTAATGTCATTTATTGTGTATGAAGTATACCCTGACGTTATAGAATTTATTTGTCCGTATGGTACTCCATTTTTTATAAAAGTATAACCAACTGTATATGGATTAGGTCCCCATCTTTTTACATCAGTAAGTTTAGATTTAGTATAACCTGAAACAGGAAAAGGAATAGTCGTGTATGAACTTGATATTTGTGATGATACATTATTTTGTGAATCACCTGTCGCAATAAAATCGTAACTTACAGGTATACCCGACCAATAACCACCTTGTGGTGTGAAGGTAAAGTTTCCTTGTAAATTTGTTATTGTTGCGCCTGTTAAAGGAAGTACAATTGGTTTTTCAATTATATTTAACCCCCAACTATTTTGACCAGAAAAAGTTATGGTATATGCGCTTGGTGTTGTGGGGTAAGTATGTGTCAATGGTTGGGTTCCAACCTGTTGAGTTGGACTCCCATCACCCCAATCAACAAAGAAACTTGATAGTTTTAAAAATGATATTTCTATATCACCCGATGTATTATAAAAATTAACATCGTAAGGTGTTAATGTGTCAGCAGAAAATAAGAAATTAGACAACACATCTTTTTGTAACATAAGACCATCAAACTCACTATAAAAACCAATGTCGTTCATAGTTTGAGTGAGCATAATTGGTATTGTTAAACCAGTTAAAAGTGATGTACCTCCTGTTCCTCCACTCAATATGTAAGACATACCTGAATACACACCAAAGGTTTGTGACCCACTGTCACCACTATAAGATTCTCTAAAAATATCTGTAGAAATATTTTCAGGGGATACTATTAAAGAATATTTTTCAGCTTCCATTATGGGTTTCCGTATTCATACCATTTTATAACATTAACCGAATCACCAACTCTTTGAAGAACAGGTGCTTGGTTTTGTTGTGGGATTTCTTTGTAAACTTGATATTCAAAGTTTGTAAAATCTAACTCAACTTTATAATAAAAATATTGTGATTTGTTAAAATTAAATTTGTTATTTGCGGAAAAAGTAGATTGTGGTTCATTCATAAACCTTACAAATTGACCTGTTTTCGCATTAAAAAACTTGGCAGTCATATAAAACTCTGTAATATTTATAAAATCTGTTTCTTTCAACCAATATATAAAAAATCCTTCTTTGTCGGAACCTGTATAATCAAGTTTAAATTTTGGTTTTTTAACATTCACTTGTGTTTGATTGTTTAACGGCCCTAAAAAACCAACTCTTGTTTGTCCTTGTTGTGTGGGTAATATTACGCTAAAATATGCCTTTTGATTTTCATTTGTTTTTGTATCATAAAAATCTAATTTGAAAAAACTACCTTTGAATGAATTTGCAAAATAATATAATTCAGGGTCGGTAAATGTTGCATTATCATAGTCAACTGCCCAATCATTAGATGTTGCGGCAGTAACAGAAACGGTAGAATCTAAAAAATAAAATTCATAATTTATGTCTGTAACATTTGGTGTTTGCGCGTATTCTTTATTTGCGAATCTTGTAGTTTCAAAATCATCAATACCGTTTATTAAATCTTGTAAAATATCAGTTTCAAATTGAACGATTCCATCGTTTCTACCGCCCATGTCAAAAGTTATTTCAACCGGTATGTTAAAAGCCGTATCTTCTGAAGTTACACTAAACCTATAATAATTATTATTCACAATCGTCGTTAGTTATTTGTTGATATTCGTTTGAGAATACATTGTTATTTCTTTGAATAGGGTATTGTAAAAATATACAATTTAAAAACGGATAATGTGCTCCGTTGATAAATGGGTTATTCACCCCAATCCCATCACTATCTATATATCCATAAGTATATAAATCTCTCCAATACCATTTGTTATTATATTCACTAAACCAAGAATATCCAGGTATATTGTCTACAGTATCTTTTGTTCCATTTTCAATATAATCACTAAAAGCTCTAATCGGTATTGAATGGTGTGGGTTATATAAATAACCATCAGGGTAGTTTTGATTACCTGTTGTTTGAAACAAAATATCGTTAAATGAATATTTGTGAATAGCTCTAGATAAAACATACTCTCTTTGTTCCATATAGTTATATTCACAAAAATCCCCTAAAATCACATCACCTTGATTTAATATTTCATTATAATAAAATGTTTGTCCATTTAACGAATATGAATTTGTTGGTATATTATCTTTATTTAAACTATTGTTGTGGTTCCACCATGTGTCCACTGAATTTTCTAAAAAATTAAAATTCCAACCTATATCAATTGCGGTTTGTAGACCATTTTGATTGACAAATGGTTTATTAAACCACCCCATATAACCTCTGTTTATAATTGTTAAAAACAATTCAGTTATTGGTTTTCCGTTGTTGTCTATATAACCGGCTATTTTTACATCTTTATCAAACGTAAATGAAAATGTCTGTGCATTATTTTTTACGGAAACTCTTTGTACTTGATTGGGCGTTAATGCAGAATACTCTAATTTTTTATCTATAGCAAATGGGTTATTTTCAAACCCCGCTTTACTAATATTACATTGGTTACTGTTTTTAATAATCTTGTGTAATCTAACATAGTATATGGATTTTGTTTCTGCAGAATTAGCAGGTTCTGTTATTCTTTTAAGATTTCCAAAAACACCCGTTTGTATATCTAATGCCGGATATTTTAAATCATAAATTGTAAAAACTTTATTTTCTGAATCGATTGTTCCATCACCTAAAGAATAAACCTGAAATATAGTTTTATTGTTAATTGGTGTTGATAATTCAACATATTGTCCGATTTGTAAGTTGTGATTTGTACCACAATAAAAATAAACTAAAGATTTTCCATTGAACTTACCAGTAGTCAAAACATAAGGTATTCCGTCACCTGCAAGAAAACCTCCATTGGTTACTCCAAACTTTTCATCAGTATATGACATTGTTTGGGCGGTTGTACTTGAAAATGCATAACTAACATAAAAAGACCAATTATATGTTGATGCACTTTTAGGGACAAATGGTACATGTCCTGTAATACCACTAAATCTTTGAATTGAAAACTCATCAAACTGAGGGTTTCCTTCCCAAAAGTTTGAGTTATTGGTTGCATTACTTATTGCGTTTGTGTAATATAAATTATTTTTGAATGGTGTGTAAGATGTTTTACCCGTTACTGTATTATCAAATACATTCGTAATTTTACCGGCAAGTCTAAATTTATCACTTTCTTGTCTTTCTGTTTCAAAGAGTGTTTGTTGATTTACTAAGATACTTCTATCCCCTTCAATCAACTCTCTTCTATCACCAATTAACGGTGGTTGGAGCCAAACATCTTTATCTGTATTCCCAGCGTACCTTTTGGACCCAATAACAATTCTTATTTCATTTTCGTTACTCATCTTGGTTCAATATATATGCTTTGATGTATCTGTTGATTGCACTTTTACCTTTGTTTAATCCAAAATAAAAATGATTAGGTCCTCCCACAATAAATGATTGTTGAGTACCTGCCGGCCAATTTGGATTTGATAAACCTTGTGGTGTTTGATTAAATATATAACCTCTTCTTCCTGTTGTTGATGGATTAAAGTATGGTGTAGTCGGAGGGTTAAAACTAAAGTTTTGGTATTTTTGATAATAAAAACTACCATTAGCCAAAACATCAGTAACCCAATCATTTGTGTCAGAACCAAAAATAGTTGAAGTTGTTGAAGATGACCACTGATATGTTGGGACTACTTGGGTGTTAGGGTAACCAAAATAATTTGTAAGGTTTGGCGCAAAGGTTTGAATACCAGGACTTAGTGTTAATCTATTAATAGTATTTGAACTAAAGAAGATTCCCATTAAAGCATCTCCCGTACCAATATACAACTCATTATCAGTGTAATTATCTTCATCAAACTCTTCAATTCCATACTCAGAGTTTATTGAAAACATTTGAGCTACATCACCATCTATTCTGTCTTCACTTCTAGAAAACATTCTGTTTATTGATGAATCACCCAAACCTAAAACTTGACCCCAAAAATTAGAGTTAATAAGTCTTGAAATAATAAACAACTGTAAAATTTCAGAAGTATCATTGTATGAAGTACTTTTGATTGTTTCAATCAAGTACCCTTCAAAATTAGGGTTAGTACATATTTCTTTTGTAAACTCATCTCTTGGTCCTAAGTCCATAATGGTGGTCGGGAAAAACAAATTTCTAACATTCATCCCTTTGAAGTTCGCGTCTTCAAATGTTGAACTTGTGATGTTTAATTTTCTTGGTTTTTGTCCAATAAATTTACTTCCGTCATAAATAGCCCCTCTATAAAACAATGAATTTGTGGTTCCTCTTGTATAAAATATAGGTCCTTGATATGGCCTTAATGTACTATCAGGACTACCACAAAACTTATATTTTTTTGGTTGTCCTGCAATGTTAAAAATTGTTTGTTTTTTCAATGAGAACATATATAAAGAACCATTGACCCAATTGTTTTGAAACACATGTGAAAATATTCCTCTACATGCGGCAAACACCATTCTAAATCTTGTTTTCCATTCAAAGAAATATGTAACATCTTTTGGTATTGAAACAATTAATGGGTTATCAACAAATTTGTAACATCCTCCTGACATTCTTTTTCCATTCGGATTTTCACTACATGGGTTTTGAACTGAAAAAGATGTTCCACCACCTTGGTAACATTTTAATACTGTCATGTTTTCACAGGAAAGCGATGCTAAAACTGTACTTGATATTTGACTTGGAGTATCTCCTGTTATATCTTGAGCATTATTTGTAGTGTCATTAGGACCATTTGTTGATGGTGCCAATGAAGTACCACCATCTTCGTCTACTGTGTAGACCGCAAAGTTGTCGTTTAAAAATAAACTAAACGAGTTATTACCGCTTAATTCTGTTGCGCTTGATGTGGGTAGTCTATCAGACCTAAATACAATGTTAGAAGAGTTTGAAATAGAAATGTTCGATACTACCGAAGTGTGGTATGCAGGTGAATAAACTCTTGTGGTTGTTGTTGCAATGTTTATATTTGTTCCCGGAGTTGCGTTTGAAGCAATTAAAGTTCCACCTTCAATATTACCTTGAGCACTTAATACCCCATTTGTCCATTGGAACGCCAATTTATTATTGCCAACACTTGGTTGTATATTTGAATATACGCCAGGTGTTGAAGTAAAATATGATAAAGTCACAGCGTCTGATGAATAAGCTTTAAATGTTTGTTGTGACTTATCTGTTGAGTTATAAAAGTAAGGTGAGTTGTTTGTAAATGCACTAAACAATGTACTATCAGGAGTAAAACCAAAAGGTGGGTGATATAATGATGCATTTGTATTATTTGAAACTAAATGTGATTCAGGCGTTTTATAATCATTAAACCAAGCTCCACTTCCTGAGTTTTGTTGTATTGGTACATTAAGATAATAACTACCTTCAACAACGGGACCCGAACCTAAGTTAAATCCAAATAATTTCGATAGGTCATATCTTATATTTTGTTTGTCAGTATATGGGTCCGTACCTCTTGTTAAAAATATAATTTCATAGTTTGCAAAATTATCAATAAATTTGATTGGAAATACGTAGTCACATTGTTGTGCCGGTACTCCATAACAGAATCTTTGTGTCTTTTTAAACAAATATTTGTTAAGTAATCCTCCCGTTGTGTTTGTTAAACCAGAAAACTGTGATACAGTACCTCCTGTGATAACTTGAAAATATTCAACCCCCGCAGGATATTTGTAATCTTTACCATCTTCAGATATATTTAATTTTAAGTTTACTGTTTGTTGTAAACCACCTTGATTAATGTAATTAACAGGAACCGTTACTAAACTTGTTGCGTTATATGGTGTAGTTCCCGTAATACTATTTGTATTAAACTGATTGGTATTAGTTATACCTGTTAAGTTGGGGTCATTTATTAAGTTGATGTCTTGGAATGTTAAAAGTTGTCCAGGTTGTAACCCGTTGAAAGTTCCACTATCAACAAATAACATCATAACACTATCGGTAAACGGTTGTGATGCGTCTAATGTTGTCGTATTTGGAATGTTGTTTCTAACAGTTGTTTGAATTAAATTATCACCTTCAAAATATCTTTGTCTAATATTTGCTAAATTCAAAGATTGTGATAGTGTAACGTCATTCGCCAATACTTTTATTCCCCCTTGTGCCGGATATTCGGCAATTGGAGTTTTAACTAACTTATCATTATCATTTCCAAGATTTTGGAATTGGTAACCCGCCATCGCTTGGACAACTCCATTGTTAAAAGCGTCAGGGTCATTTGCCGAAGATGCTTGCGATGAGTTGTAAACACTATAAGAAGTTGTGGAATTTGTATTCGCTAAAGGACTATTATTTTCTGATGAAATTGCAACATTTGCACTTTGAGCGAATGAACTTTGACTACTATCTTCAGGAAGTGTTTCATCAGTACATGGACAGGCTTCACAATCAGGATAAGACAACATGGGTAAAGAAATTCTTTTGAATGGGTTTTCTTTACCTAATGGTTTAATTGATTGGGTTTTACAACCACCTTTAGGTCTTGCTCCAAATGTAATTGCACTAATAGCTAAACAAATACCATATATAACAACATTTATTACCCATATTAAAAGATTTATCACTATTCTTAATATTGGATATATAAATGCAACAAAGTGTAAAATTATTATTAAAGTTATAAACGTAGGTGTAAGTAGTATTAAAAGTAGACTTAGTAAAAAGAATAAAAAGTCAAAATTTCTTACACCATCATTAACCGGAAATCTGTTTGTGGTAGTAGTACATCGTCTATCCGTAATTTCTTTTATACCTAAATGTCTACTTCTATTGAATCCCCATTTCCATCTATCTATAAAATTTGCAACCGTATAAACTTTATTGAAATTAAATTGATAAAACTTATCATCACAGTTTACGGCCTCTTGAATCATTTGTTGACCTATTGTCGTATTCACATCTCCATAATCATCCCAATCTAAACTAAATGCATATGATTTTAATTGTGCGGTTGTGTCTGTAGGTGTATTGATGTTAGATGTGGTCCATCCCCATTCTTTAACGTTTGGGACCAAATAATCTGCTCTTAATACACTTGATTCCATTCCATCTTCATTCTGATATTGGATTCTAAATCTATATTTTCCTTTTGTAGGTATGCCGACATTCGGGTCTGTTGATAGTACTTGTTCACCAAACTCGTTTGTTGTGACATAGTCTAAATTCATCGGCACGTTCACTAACCAAGTACCGTTGTCATCAATTATTTTACCTCCTTCGGGTAGTGAATATTGTTCTAACGCAGGTCTACCGTTTACATCATAATTTATTGTTTGTCTAATTGCCAATATTCTCCCTTGTCCTGTGACTAAATCACATAAATTACCAGAGTCTTTTTTAGGTTTACAATTTGATTTTAAAAAGTCTTCTTCACTTGTAGAAAACAACGAACCCATAAAAACGGCTTGTGGTGTAATTTCAATTCCTAAATCTCTTAAATCAAAATCAACTCTTGTTATACCAACATTACAAATGTTTTCTTCACCCCAAAAAGATGCAACATCTATATCTTTTTTTTGATTTACTATTTGAGGTAGTGAGTCTAAATCTGTTGATGATTTGAATTGGTCCCCATCAAATTGTTCTGCAGTTCCCCGACCTAATCTTATTAAGTCTGAAGGTCTAAGTGAAAAACAACCGATGTTTGATAAGTCTAAATCTAGTATTGCAGTTTGAATACCTAACGGTACACCAATAATCATAAAGTCACCACTTTCATTAGTTTTTACAGTGTACTTATAATACTTTTCATAAACTTCTAAAACTTCATTTCTTGTTAAAACATCCTCCACATCAGGAAATGTACCAGTCGGACTATGACCACCGTACTCTTTAACATAAGGTAATAAGTTATATCTATAACCATCTTCGTTTTTTTGGTCAGGTCTTTTATAAGGGTATAGTGTAGATATAATTGGGTCGTTTTCATCAATAGCGTCCAATGGAACAAAAATAGATACATTTGCGTTTGGAACACCGTACCCACCATTAACAACAACTCTACCTGCAACAACACCGTAGTCGGCACAAAATCTTGTATATACATCTTCTTGTCTTAACTTTAAAGATAGTATCTCTAAAAAGTCAAAATCTTGTGTTACGTTAATTCTTAGATTTTGGTCTTTTGTTGGTTGAGCCTTTAGTCTATATGTTTTGGTCATTTACTGTTTTAAAATAAATAGATAATTTAGGTTTTTATTTAAAACTAATAACCTTAAAAATAAAATAAATGATTTAGTAGAAGTCTACAGTTCTTAGTTGTTTCACCCTTACATTAATATCTCTAGAATCAAATCTAATTTGATATATTTGGTCTGGCTCCGCAAATAAGGTGTCGTCAATTAGTAAAATTTCTTTGGTTTCTGCATCTGCATACCTTTGAGATGTTTCAGATGAAGAATATTCTCCACCAGTTCTGTTATATATTTTCAAATCTGTTAAAGTATTAACACCTGCAACGTCTTGTATTAATCTTCTAATGTCAGAAACGTTTACATTTTGACCTAAATCTCTGTTTTGTGGATTCATGTAAGTGGATACTTGGTCAATAATTTGAGTAATTATTTGACTTTGAGCTGTGTTATTTTCGATTACAACAGATATTTCAAACTCTAAATCTATTACTTTTGCAACATCGATTGAGATATAGTCATTTATCATTCTATACTTAGACAAATAAGTCGCCAAGTTTGTTTTAATTGCGTTTGGAACTGTTTGTGTTAGATTCCCGTCTGAATCATACGATAAAATTTGTACAGTAACTTTGTTATTATTTTCTGTAATCGCAACTTTAGCGGGGGCTCCAAATTTACCCGGCATTGTATCAATTAAAGATTTATAGTCATTAACTGTCACCGCTCTTTTTTGTGCTGCAAAGTTAAAACTAACCATGTTTCTTGCCTCTTCAATTGTTGGTTGGTTTGCCCCACCAACCGCACTTGTAACATTATTAATTTTTAATGATTGCACAACACTCTGATTGATTTGTGATGAAGGTCCGTTTACTGCTAAATTAACTAATCCAACTTGGTTGATTGAACCAACACCAACATTTGAGGCTGTTCCTCCACCTACTCGGTACTGAACAAATAGTGTTGTGTTAGGTGTAACTGTAAGTCCTAATCCAATATTATTTTGATAATTTTGTATTTTTAATGGGGTTCCAAGATTTGCAAATTGTTGAAGTTGTTGATTTGGTGTTGTTGTTGCCGCCCCAAATTGTATCTTCATATAACTTTCGGGTGTGTATTCTGTTATAAATCTGTTGTCTGTTTTTATATATTGACCAACTTTAACCCCTGCGTTGTCTATTGGTTTTGTTGGGTCCTCAATGAAAACTGTGTCTTCCGCCAATGCGTCAACTTCATACCATTTATTCTGTGACGTTATAAATTCAGCATTTGTTGGGGTTGATTGGTATTGTGTTCCGTCTTTTTGTATGATTGTTGTAACAGACAAAACATTCTTTTCAGGTAAAAAGAAACTATAGAAAGGAACTACGTCTGCAGCATTTACAACTTGTTTATATATTTTAGTAACACCATTAACAACAACTTCTCTTTTAGTTATTATATAACTTGTTATTTTATTATTGTTGTCAAAAACAGGGGTTTTGGTTCTATTATTAACGCCTTCGTTGTTATATTGTGTAGAAAAATCAATATCATAGACTGTTTCAAATGTTTGTCCTCCACCATTAAACTGAGCCCCCGCTCTTAAAATACCTAAGTATCTTGAATCTTCATTGTCACCAAATGCCGGAACTTGTATTGATATTTCCACAAGGGCAACTGAAGGTCTAAATCCTGGTATTTTTAAACCATAAGTTCTTGCGATATTGAAAATAGAAGACCTTTGTTGCGCATATTGTAAGACAGTTTCTTGAATACTTCTATCGATATGAAAATGTAAATTATCTCCAATTGCGGCATTTAAATCCATCAAAACTGAAAAGATTGAAGCGTCATTAAAGTTTTGAATTATTTCAGGATAATACTGTTGGGTATAGTTGATTAAGTCCTTTCTTAGACTTTCAAAATCCCTACTTGTATAATTAATTTTTTGAGTTGCCATAATTATATGTTAATTATTATAAATTCTCTTGAACCAAACGAGTTGTTGTCGTCCGTATAATCTATTGTAAGTTTAGCTGTGTATTCTTGAGTTGCCCTACCAGGTATTCTATATATATCACTTGTTCCTAATAACTCTTGGTTAATGTCACCTGGAGCCTCATCTGATTGTAAATACGGAACTACTTTAATTTCATTTATAGTTAAATTTGGTATGTACTTGTCAACCTGTTGTTGTATTTCAGATTTGATTCCGTCAAAAGTTTCACCATCCAAAGGGTCAAAAATAAATTCATATATACGTGTTCCAAAATCAGGATTATAATATCTACTACCTCTTGCGGTTAATATCAAATGTAAAAGGTTTGCTCGTATCTCATCACCAGCATTCTCTGTTAAATCAAAATAATAAGATTTTGGACTATCCCTAAAGGGAAAATTAACACCATAAGTTCTTCCATCTGCCATATTACATAAATATAATATCCAACATTTTTAGTTAAATAGATATAAATAAAAAATCCGAGTATAACTCGGATTAATTTTTAAGAAGAACAACCAAAACAATCAAAGTCTGAATTATTTGGTTTTGGTGGAAGATTCATATATGAATAATCTACTTTTGGTTCAACCGGTGAAACTTTTGGTTTTTCCTTTTTTGTAACATCTAAAGCCAAGTGTTTTGCCCCTGTTGAAATGGCCTTTGTTCTTACATAATAACAAAGAGTCTTTAAACCTTTTTCCCATCCATAAAAATGTGAAGATGTTATTTTAGAAAGTGTTGGGTTAGACATGTAAATATTCATAGATTGTGATTGGTCAATAAACGGAGCTCTTTCGGCTGACATGTCAATCAATTCTCTTTGTGAAATTTCCCAAATTGTTTTGTATTTTGGAATCAAATGTTCAATTCTTTTAACCTTTCTATTATAACCTTTTTCTTCAGTATCTAAGTAATTGTTGAAATTAATATTTTGAATTGAACCTTCATTCATAATAATTTCATTTTTTAAATCCTCGGACCAAATTCCAATTTTTTCAAAGTCGTTGATTAG